GCGCGCAATGAACCAAAAATCTGGGAGCAAGTAATGGCAACATTCAGCAAAAAGATGATGGGCAAAGAAGTTGGCGATGCCAAAGTCTATGCTCAGCCGCACACCATGAAGGGTAAAGCTGTAAAAGCTGAAACCAATCCTGGCTCTGGTCCTAACCGCAGTAAGCTTGATCAGTACGACGTCAGCGTTGGCGCCATCAGCAAGTCTGCCGGCAACGAACCAACAAAGACTTCGGGTATCAAAATCCGTGGTACTGGTGCAGCTACCAAAGGCGTAATGGCTCGCGGCCCAATGGCGTAAAACATGACTTACGACGAACTTGTAACAGCGGTTTCTGACTACTGCGAAAACACGTTTACCAATACGGTTCAACAGCCGGACATGGATACGATGATTCGTCAGGCGGAACAGCGCATCTTTAACTCTGTTCAAGTTGCGTATTTCCGCAAGAACGTCATTGGCGTATTGGCTGCTGACAACAAGTACCTTGCTTCACCGCTAGACTTTTTGTCACCCTTCTCATTAGCCGTCATTGAGAACTACGGTACAGCTACTGAGCGGTACACGTTCTTGTTGAACAAGGATGTGAACTTCATCCGTGAAGCCTATCCAACGCCAGATGACACCGGGCTGCCCAAGCACTACGCCATCTTTGGCCCAACGACTACAGCCGGTGCAAACCCAACCATCTTGAATGAGTTGTCGTTCATTGTTGGACCAACGCCAGATGCTTCGTATCACGTTGAGTTGCATTACTACTACTACCCAGAATCGATCGTCGACTCTGCGAACGGCCATTCGTGGCTGGGTGACAACTTTGACATTGCTCTGTTCTGCGGCACGATGATGGAAGCCATCACCTACATGAAGGGTGAGGCAGACCTCGTTGCACTGTACAAAGACCGCTATGACTCATCGATGTTCTTGCTCAAGAACTTGGGTGACGGCAAACAGCGTATGGATGCGTATCGCGATGGACAAGTTCGGAACCCAGTTATATGATCGTTCAAACACAAACCACCAGCTTCAAGGCGCAGCTGTATGAGGGCGTTCACAACCTGTTGACTGACAGTTTGTATATTGCCTTGTACACGGCCAACGCTAATCTGAACGAATCCACTACCGTTTACTCTACGTCCAATGAAATCACTGGCACGGGTTATGCGGCTGGCGGTAAGTTGATTACTGGTGTAACGGTTCAGAGTGACGGGTACACGGCCTATGTCAGCTTTGCCAATCCAACGTGGAATCCGGCGGCGTTTACAACTCGGTGTGCATTGATCTACAACGTCTCAAAGGGCAACAAATCAATCGCTGTGCTGGACTTTGGTTCCGATAAGACATGTAACAGCACGTTTGTCATCACGCTGCCAGCCAACACGGCCAATAGCGCGCTCATTCGCTCATCAAACTAAGGACACAAAATGTTGGTCAACACGACAAAAGGTGAAATGGACGAAGCCCTTCTTGAGAAAAAAGAGGGGACAATCGACAATGAAAACGAACTCACAACGTGGGTTGAATACTGGCTAGAGGGTGAGCTTGTTCACCGTTCTGTTCATGTAACACTGAAAAAGATGCCTGTATTTGCAGGCGCTGAAGCCGCATCAATCGCGTAAAGGAAAAATCATGGCAAACACCCAAAGCATGTGTACTTCGTTCATGGGCGAATTACTTACAGCAACACACAATTTTGGCACCGCGCCAATCCGCGCAGCTACTACAGCCGACTCCTTCAAAGGTGCGTTGTACCTGACATCAGCCACGATTAACGCAGCGACAACTGTTTACTCGTCCACCGGCGAAGTGACTGGTACAAACTACGTTGCTGGCGGCGTGGCAGTCACCAATGGAACTGCCCCCATAGCAACAAACAGCTCGGCAACGGCTGGCGTAGCGTATTGGACACCTTCCGCATCAATCACATACACCAACGTGACGTTGAGCACCGCTTTTGACACCGTGTTGATTTACAACTCGACTCAAAGCAACAAGGCTGTGTCTGTGCATACCTTCGGTTCTCAGACAATTACCGCCGGAACATTTACATTGACGATGCCTTCAAACACTACGTCAACTGCTTTACTGCGCTTGGCCACAACCTAAAGGTTAAGCCATGTCTCTCGGCTGGGGTGACGGCGCGTGGGGGAGTAATGGCTGGGGCGGTACTCTCGATGCGACAGGAAACGCCGCCACGGGTGCGGTTGGATCTGTCGCGTCCACCAGTCGCATCATTGCACTCACTGGCGTTAGCGCTGCCGGCGCAGTTGGGGACCTTACAGAAGTAAACACAGCCCCGGAGACTGGCGATCAGGCCGAAGGATTTGTTGGCTCGTTGGCCAGCGTAGTTACGATTGCACTCAGTGGTGTTTTTGCGAGTGGCTCTGTAGGATCGGTTACTCACAGTAAGTTCATTGATCTTACGGGTGATGAGGCCGCCGGCTCAGTAGGCACCATCTCCATGGGTGAGCGCACCGTGCCGCTTACTGGGGTTTTGGCTTCAGGCCAGGTAGATACCGTTGTTGTGGGTCGAAGCGCCGACTTAACGGGTGACCAGGCTGATGGATCTGTTGGCTCTGTCTCTGTTACTAGCGAGGCAACTATAACAGGGTTAATGTTGCAGGGCACTGCTGGGCAAGTTATTGTTCCTTTGCTCCCAAACACAGCAGCTGGTGAAGTTGGTTCTGTTTCGGCGGATCGAGAAATTTCCCTCACCAGCGTGTCATCTGGCGGTGATGTTGGCACGGTAACATTAGAGCCACGGGAGTTATCGTTAACGGGAAATTTAGCCAGTGGATCTGTTGGCAACGTAATTGCGGTTTACTGGAAAATCATTGATGACTCAGAGTCCGCAAACTGGCAAAATATCAGCAACGCACAAACGTCCAATTGGGGTGTGATTTCGAACAATCAGACCGCCAACTGGGAAGAAGTTATAACTTGAGGTCACATACATGACGACAGCAGCAACATCACTATTGGGCTTAGCCTTACCCGTCACCGGCGAACTGTCTGGCACATGGGGCGACACGGTAAACAACTCGATCACTTCTTTGCTCGACTCAGCGATTGCGGGTACTACAACACTAAGCACCGACGCCGATGTCACGTTGACCACTACCACCCTGGCAGCCAACCAAGCGCGTCAAGCTGTTCTTTTGTTTTCTGGCGCACGCACGGCGATCCGTAACGTCACGGCACCCGCTCAGTCCAAGATTTACACGGTCATTAACGCAACAACGGGCGGGTACGCTGTTGTCTTGCGCGGTGTTGGCCCAACAACAGGCTTGACCATTCCGAACGGCGCTTCTGCTACTGTGGCGTGGAATGGCTCCGACTTCATTGAAATTGGAACATCTAGTATTGGCAACCTGACCGTCAATGGAAACTTGACTGTTACAGGCACATCGACACTTACTGGCGCTATTACAAACACGGGCGGCACAGCAAACGGAGTAGCCTACCTAAACGGTTCTAAGGTGCTTACTACTGGTAGTGCGCTGACGTTTGATGGGACGAACAATCTAGCACTTGGTAGTGGTGGGACTGCAAATGCCGCAACATCATTGACGCTAAATGCCACAGACAATGCTGCTAATGGTAGTTACATCCTTGGCAGACGCAATGGCTCAAGTGCGTGGCTGATTGGCGACACTGCGTCTTCCCTTGGTGCTGGAACAGGCTTTACCAGTTACAACTACGGCACTGCGCCGTGGATTTGGTATTTGCAAACTGGCGGCGAACAAATGCGCCTAACCAGCACAGGTCTGGGTATTGGTACGAGTTCTCCTGCTGAAAAACTCTCGCTATTTAACGCTACAGCCGTTGGATTACGAATGGACTCTCCAGATAGTATTGTTCGTTTTGTTGAGGGAGGAACAGGCAAAGGTTATGTCCGAATGATTGGCGGCTCAACAAACCGCATGGACATCTACAACAACGGCTCTGGAATTTCTATCGACAGCTCAGGCAACCTAGGCTTGGGTGTTACTCCTAGTGCTTGGGGAAGTAACTTTAAGGCTATACAAGTTACCGCACTATATGGCGGTTCGTTGTCAACAAGTATCGCTGGCAGTACTGCAACTACT